TTAATCTAAAGTGCGAGCATTATTTAAACTTTCCCAAGCCACAACAGCATCTGGAAGTGCATCGAAATCACTTTCGCGCAAAACCCAACCTTCTTTGCTGCCTTTGTTACCTTTTATCAAAGGCGGCGAAGGAACCACGTATTCATCTATGACTCCTCCTTTAACCCAATAAAGCCTAGAATCAGTTACCAAATTAAATTTCGTTGTAGCAATTTTCAGCAAAGGTGTTGGCCGATCACAAAAAATGGAAAGATGCAGCTGTGATCCCGCACACCCCACAATATATTGTGCACCGCGAACCAAAGCAACTTGATCGGGCAACGACAATTTTTGTGGATGAGCAACCGTATATTGCAGGCTTTCAAACAAACTATCCAATCGCTCTCCTTGCGAACTAGGCAAGCCCCGCATCTCCAGGGGCAGAGCTGAGCGACTCAAGAATATTTTTTTCGGACCACCTTCAATTTTAGAACTCTTTTCAATTTTCTTACCCAAATGAACGAATAAATCATTCATTTCGATACCCGGCCGCGATAGAATTGGAGAAAGTCTCTTTGGAACAATTAATTTCTTAAATTTCGTAGGCCGATCGACAAAAATGACCTGTTTGTCAAAATCAATCCCCAGCTCAGCAAACATGCTTACCAACCACTTTGGCGCATGTGAATGCCGAATTCCCCTACCAAAACCAACGAATACATAATCCTTTGGGTCAATTGGGCACCCAGCAGCAAGTGGCCAGAGGCGCGCTAATCCCTCAACCAACGCGTGACCAAAATGCCCCCAGAGCATTTCAACATAAATAGCAGGCCGATCGATCACGATCGGATCGCTCATTTGCGCCGCCAATCTGAGTTCGCATTTGTCGTCCTCAATAATACCGTGTGGAAGCGATGCGTATCTTAACAGGGTATCAGGTATGATTGCTTTGCGCTCGGTGAGCAGAATAGCTGGGGGAAGCAGGATCGCATTTTTTAGCGACAAACAGTATGAACGATCTCTCCCTAACGCATCGCAGTAAGGGTCGAGCTTGGAGGTAAATGCATCGCGCCCCATCCATTCCCTTACATCAGACCAATTTCGAGCTTTCGGCAAGTTCGCAAGAGGGCGCTCCGGTAGCACCAGCAGGGAATCGTCAAGCGAACCAAGCAATTCGGACCAATCGACAACCTGATTAAAATCAATCAGGTTTTCTTTATCCAGCCTGTTTTCACACTTTACCAATGAAATAACCTACTATATTATGATACGATGATTAAATTTTTGTAGAAACTCAGACCCCCGCCGACCACCCCTTTTGATACCGCATCGTTTTGCTCGCCGGGTTTTCGTAGTTGTTTATGGCTTCCCCCGTAATTACCGGCACGATCAAAGCGCGAGCACAATCCTTTTACGCATCAAAATCTAACAGAAAAACTGCTGCTGTGATTTTTTTTGCGAGCTCCGGAGCACAACACTCGTCGGCGGAATATACAATAAATTACCCTCGCTCAGGATCCGAATCCCCCTCGCGGAAAGAATGCGTCGCACCAACCCTACCATGCCATGCTCCTGCTTTCTTGCGCATCAGTGCCACGCCACATTGGGGTATGGCAAGGCGCATCCATCGATAGTCAGCAAAACCAATCTGCGCCTCCTTTCTCCAGGTTATGGTCGAACCTTGGGCGCAGATTGCACCGCCACCGCGAAAGCAGCCCCAAGATGCCGATTGGGATCGAGGGCCTGGCGACCCCACGAAATGCGCCAGATAGTGAGGTCGCAGCGGCCGCGATGAAACACCCCGGCCAACCCTCGCCGCCTTTGGAGAACACTCGCTAATGGGCCGAGCAATGCCAAACTATGAACAGACACCCCAAAAAGACACTCGCAAATAAATTATTAATTAAAATAATCAAATTATTATAGGAATTGAATATGACGATAATTTTGATTTGACAGCTTGGTAAATGGAATCGATCTCTAAAGTCGTAAGTGCGACATTGTGCTCGGCCCAATAAGCGATATCACACATACCTCCTATAGTATTACTAAATGATGATCCAATTTTAAAATTCCCGGCACCGATAATATGTGGAGTTGTCACTAACATAAAATTAGAAATTCCTAATGTCTTATTATATATGGTGACATTTCCACCATTTTGAAAGGAGCATGCTACAAATGTCCAGTCACCTATAGCTGACATAGTGCCGCTGGCATTCGATGCTACGTTGAGATTATACGTTCCAGCGCCGCCCACACCGGTACCCCCGGAAACCACCACTGTACCGGAGGTTACATTCGTTCCATATATTGAATTTCCAATTGCAATTATGCCTACCGGAGCGCCAGTGACAGTCATTGTGCTACCGCTAATCGAGGCGGTGAAAGATGCGCCATATTGAAGACGAAGCGGGCTAGAATTAGTAGGAACACCAGACACTGTTGTCACTCTGCGAGCTACGAAGCCCTTTGCACCGATATTATCATCGAAAGCGAGATGCAACCCAGACACGCCAAGCGTAAAATTACCACCTATTATAGGTTGCGTTGGCCCGTTGATGAAAGACTGCGACGAGCGCACAACTGCCATAATCGTTGTCGTCGAAGCATCGGGCGACCCGCTATTGAAGTAGCTCGACGCCGTCGTAAAGCTCGCATACCCCGCCCCATATCCCGGCGTCCCCACCACCGTGGCATTCCCCACGCCCCCCGCGAGCGCATCGACCTTATTCGCGATCGAGGTGGGCCCATCCGCCCTCGGGAACAGCACGGTCCGCGCGCCGCGGCTCACCGGCAAGGAATAACCCACGTTCGGCCCGTTATAGCTGCTGTCGGCAATGATATTCGCAAGTCCGCCCATTGTTTCAATCCCTTACAAAGTCACGACATATTTGGTGACGTCGCTTTCGTTCGCGCCGCTCGTCGTCATGGTGGAGATCCCGACCGTCTGGCTTCCGCCCGATGCGGTGGCGATCGTGTAGTCGCCCGCGCCGCCCGGCGTGCCGCTCGACTGGCCCTGGATGATCGAGGTGCCGTCGACGCCGCCGCCATGCACGAACGATCCGATCCGGATGGCCGCGCTGCCCGCGTCGAGCGCCGTCACATGCAAATTCGTCCCATTGATCGATGCGGTGAAGGATGCGCCGTTGCGCACCAGTTTCTCGCTGATCCTCGCGAGGTACAGCCGCTTGCCGATGCCGCCATAGAGGCCGGCCCCGGTATTGCGGCCGAAATCGTAGAGGATCAGGATATCGTCGCCATCGAACGTCACATCGGGATAGGATGGCGGCTGCTGCGTATAGCCGCGGCTCTCGATCGGCACCGCCCATGGCCATGTCATCCCACCATCTTCGGACAGCGCCAGCGTCATCAGCTTGCGGCCCGACGTGCTGTTGTTGAACACCGCGATCATGCGGCCCGATGGGCTCATCACGAATTTGGATCGGCTCGTGGTGGTCGGATAGCCGGACGAAGGGGACCAGAGCGCCGGCGTGCCCCAGCTCGTCGCGTCATAATCCGACGTCACCTGATACATGCCCGAATTGGATCGCATATAGACGGCCCATTTGCCGCCCGCGATCGGGACCGCGCTGCTTTCGTTGAAGCTGCGATCGGCCGACGGCGCCTGCGGCACGGTTGATATCGGCGAGAAGGCCAGGCCGTCGCGGCCGCTATAGGTCAGTCGGCCAAAGATCGTGGTGGCACCGGTCAGATCGATCGTCAGATAGGTTTCGTTGGACACGATCAGCCCGCCGAAAATCGCCGTGCCATAGGCCAGAAAGGACGGCCGGCCGATATCGAAGGCACCGGATATGGCACCGGGATTGTTGATGATCAACCCGTAAGTGACCGGTACATAAGGGCTGGCCCCCGTGGTCTGCAGCAGCACCGCCAGCCGCCCGTCATCGAGTTCGGCCAGGCCGATCGCGGCGGAATCGGTGCTCGGCTCGCGCGGTAGCGAATAGAGCGCCTCCTGCCAGATGCCGGTATCGAGATCGTCGGTATATTTGAGCACGGCATAAGCCGCCGATCCTTCCGCGCCGTCCGACGGTTCATCGGTGGCCGTGAAGGATAGGGGCGCGGCCAGCGATCCGATCGTGCCATTGTTCGTATCGAGCCCATAGACGCCGCCCGATGGCGCGCCGGTGATCGTACAAGGGGTGACACCCGCTCCGCTTACGGCGGCGCCCGGTACCAGCCGGTCATAATGGTCGGCCGTCGCGACATAGAGCTTCGCGCCGATGATATAGCCGGTGATCGCCGCGACGCCGGAGCCGCCCGATATGCTCATCGCGATCGGCGCATGGAAACTGCCGGCATATTGCGACACGCTGACCGGCCATGTCTGCGGGCCCGTCTGCGTATCGGTGGACGAATTGATCAGGGTGCCCGTGACGACGCCGGCCCCGCTCAAGGTGGGGAATTGGTTGGTCGCGCCGGCGTTGATCGAAAGCGCGCCCAGATTGGCGATGGAGAGCACGGTCAGGCTGGTTCCGCTGACGTAGCCGGTGAAGTTCGTCACGCCGAGTTTGGCGATGAAGCCCGCCCAGACGCGCCCGTTGATGCAGCGCGCCGATCCCGAGATGATCGATGCGCGCGCGCCATATTTGGTGCTGTCGGCGGCAAGGACGGGCGGCCGCGCGGCATCCGAAGGGACGGAGGGGACCGGCCAGCCGTTGAGAGTGGCGATCTGCGCATCGGTGACGCGCGCGAACGGCGCCGGCGGCAACGATAGCGTCGCCGAACTGCCATAGATGCTGCCCGTCACCACCAGATCGCCATGCACCGTCGCGCTCGCGAAATGCGCCTGGGCCGCATTGTCGATCCGCGCGACGATATCGCCGATCGGGGTGCGCCATTCGACGAGGTTGGCGGTTGTTGCGGCAATGCTCGCGTCGCCAATCGCGATGCTTCCGGCCGCGATCGTGCCCGGCACGGCGAAACTGCCGGCACTGAGCGCGCCGCCGACCGATAGCGATCCGCCCACGGAAAGCGATCCTGCGACGGCGCCCGCCGCCATCGTGAACGTGCCGGTCATGTCCAATTTGGCGACGATATCGCCAACCGGTGTGCGCAATTCCCACAAATTGCCGGGATTGACCGTCCCCGATATCGCGGCTCCGCCGATCGTCAGCAGATCGGTGGCGGTGATGCTGGGGGCCAAGAGGCTCGCGGCGCTGATCGCTATCGCGCGCAGATTGGGCACATCGAGCCCGCCCAGCGAATTGCGGAAGGCGAACAATATGTCGCCGTTCTGGTTGGCGACCGACCACAGATATTCGGTGGCGCTGCCATCGATCCGGAGCGTCGCGGCCATAGCATCGAGCGCGGCCTTGCTCGCATAATCGCATTGCCCGGTCGCCATGCCGCCCAGCTTGCGATAGCGCGAGGCATAGACGCCGCCCGTGCCCGCGACCAGGAAATAGCTGCCCTCCGCGGCGGCGGCGAGGCCGGTCGCGACATCGGGGAAGGTGCCGAGCGCGGTGATCGCCGCCGCCGCGGCATCGGTGGCGACGGTCTGCGCGGCCAGCGCCTGATCGCGATAGCCGCCCGCGGTCGCCCTCGCCAGATCGGCCGCCCCGGCGGATGCGGCGGCGGCCTCCGCGCTGTCGGCCGCCGCCGCCATACTGGCCACCGCCAGATCGGCGCTGCCCTGCACCTCGGCACGGATGCCATCGCCCAGCGCCGCGAACATCGCGTTGCTCACCGGATCGCCCGCTTCCAGCCCGCCGATCGCGAACTGCTCGGCGGCGGAAAGGCCCCGCGCGCCGGTCTCGCGGATCAGCAGGCCCGACGGGCTCGGGATCGCGGTGGTGAAAGGCAGGTCGATCGTCACCGGATCGCCGCCCGACGGGATCGCCGCCGATGCCTCCACATGCAGCCGATCGCTGCCGCGCGTCATCTGTGCGTCGCCGATCGTCTCGACGATCGCATAGACGGCATCGCGCGGACCGAAATCAGCGAACAACGCCGCGGTTTGCGCGCCATTGATCGCCACCATGGCATAGAGTGCATCGCCCGACAGCGCGGCCGGCACACGCAACGCCGCACTGGCTGCGCCGACCGCCGCAATCACCAGCGAAAATTGCCGCCCGCTCAACAATTGCGGCGCCCCTGTCGCATCGAGCAGGGCGACATGCAGCACGAACGGCTCGCCGGAGCGCAGGGCAAGCGCTCCCGAGATCGGGGTTCCGGCCATGGGATTTCCTCAGAATTCGGAGTGAAGGCGAAGGGCCCGAGACGTTCGGCACGGGCGCAGGCAGGGGTGAGATTCAGGTCAGGCCGCGCCGAAAATCGTGTCTTTCGAGAACCGGCGCGCAGCGTACATAAATGTACGTGAGCACCGGAAGCGCAGAAAGATGCCGTTTGCAGGCCGGCATCACCTGAAAATCGCCCCTGCCTATGGCGCTTGAAAGCCTTGCAGGTTGACCAGCACATTCGCTCCCGTCGTCCCGCAATTGACGTTGAGCGCGGTCGCGGCGGTGCCGCGCAGCGGGGTCGGGAAGTCCATCACCGCCGGCGCCGTCATATTGGCCGGCGCATAGAGCGTGTGGATCGCGGTCGCGCCATCCAGGATGATTACCGTCGTCGCCGTCGCAGATGTGTTCTGATATTGGAACGCCGTCACATAGTTGCGGATGCTCGCGGCGCCGGCGGCCTTTGCGGCGGCGGCGCTGGTCGTCGTCAGGGCGCCGCTATATTGCCAATCGGCATCGGGCACCGAATAGGGCTTTTGCACCAGTGCTGCGCCCGTCGTCATCGTCAGCTTGGCCATGTCATTGGCCACCAAGGTGGTGAGCCCGTTGGCGGTGCGGACGAAGCCGCCGATCATGAACGGCGTGCTGGAGCTGGAGGTCGCGGCGCCGTCTTCCGCAGCCGCGCCCGAAATCACCGTGGCGTTGAGATTGGCCGCCGACGCCTGCACGATATCGGTGCGGGTGGCCGCGAACGGCAATTGCGAAAAGGTCGCGGTGGCACCGACCGTGCCGCCCGCCACCGCCGTGGAGATACGAAAGCGGATGTACCGCGCCGTGATCGGGAAATCGATCGTGCGGACGGTCGACGCGGCCAGGGTCAGCGACGAGATCGGGTTGGCGGTGACGGTGGTCGCATCATAAGCGAAGAACAGGCCGCCGGCCGACGCGTTGGTCAGGTCGTTGGTCTGCTCGAAGCTGATCACACCCGCCGAAATGCCGGCGCTCGTGAAGATATTGATCGATCCGCTGTGAAAATTGGCGGCGTCATACCATCCCGAAACCGCCCCGGTCAGCAGATCGGTGTTGAGCGCGGAAAGGCCGCTGCTCGGCCCGACCATGGTGTCGGGGATGATCTGCACCGGCAGCGCAGTGCCGCCCGTCGTCACCGGCAGGGGCGAGCCGGCGGTCACTGGCGTATAAAGCCCGTCGACCGCACCATAGCCGATCGCCGCGGACGGCGCGAAACTTTGCGGCAGGCGGACGGTCTGGGCGCCGGCCGATGCAGTAGCAAGCGCGAGGATCAGCGACAGATATCGCATGCGGGAATCTCCTTTCATTGGGGTTGTGGCCGGCGCTTCCGGCCTATTTCGCCGCGACGCCGCTCAATTTCTCCACCGTGCGCAGCCCGCCGAGGCCGAGCATACCGGCAAGCAGGGTCAGCAAGGTCGACAGGTCGAGCGACGGCACCGCGACCGGATGGCCGGCCATCGCCGCGCCCCAGCTCAGCAACGGCGAAATCAGGAACTGCAGCCCCAGCCCCGATCCGCACACCCAGCCGACGAACGGCCGCCACCCCGATACGAAGGTGGCGCCGTTGGTCGCCTCCGCCTGGTTGACCGCGATCTGCCCTTGGGCGAGATCGGTTTCGGCGGTGAGCCGGGCGAGTTCGCCGGTCTGCGCAAGTTTCAGCAACTCGATCTGCGCGGCCTGTTTCGCGGCCGGATCGGGCAGCACCCGATCGATGACCTTGCCGCCGATATCGAGCAGTGCCGTGAAGGGATCGAAGCTCATGATTTTCCTTTCATCAAAAACCGTCATTCCCGCGAAAGCGGGAATCCACTGTGCCGGCGCCCCGAGCCCATCGTCGGACAGGGTTTGTGGCTCGATGGATCCCCGCTTTCGCGGGAATGACGATAAGGGTGGTGGTCAGGCCGCGAAGATGGTCAGGATGCGCTCCCGGATCGCCGCCACATTCTGCAGCCCGATGCGCCCGCCATTGGTGATGCGCCGCGCCTCGACGAAGTCGCCAGCGTCGACGGCATCGTTCACCTTGCCCTGGCGGAAATATTCGAGCGCGATCAGCGGCCCGACCTCGGGCGGCGCGGCATCGGGATCGCTGACCAGATCCACGCCGATCAGCGCGCCATAATATCGATAATTGGCCTTGCCGGTGAGTTGCAGATCATAACGGCCGCGATAGGTGTAGCCGTCGATGCTCGGATAGGGATCGTTGCCCATGCGGCCGCCATAAGCGCGGGCGGCGATCTCGATCGGGTTGCCGACCGCCGCCTTCGCCTGCTCCGGCGTGAAATGCGCCGGCCACAATGCACGCAGCGCCAGCGCGCTATAGTGCATATTCTCGACGAACCGCCGGAAGCCGCCGGTCTCGTTGCAGCATTGCGCGACGAACTCGGCGATACGCGGCGCCGTCGTCAGGCCATAATCGGCAAAGCGCTCGGCCGCGATCCGGCCGCGCAATGCGATCGCCGCGTCGGCCTTCCGGCCGGCGGCACAGGCATAAAGCGCGGTGAAGGTCCGCGGCCCCGCCACGCCGTCCACCGGCCCGGGATCGAACCCGCATTCGATCAGAATATTTTGGGCCTTTCGCCAATCGATCATGGAACCACTTTCGCGCATGAGGGTTTTAAATTGCGAAGCCGGATGGCAATCCCCCCCCCCGCCCACCGGCTTCATTCAATCAGTCGAGACCCGCTGGCATTGCCCCCCCCGCCCCGCCAGCGGGTCTCTTCTGATGCGGACAAGGGGCTTCCTTTTCCCGAAAAATCAGACTGTTACCTTGTCGATCTCGTCGATCATCCCGGCCATGTCGCCCGGCAGGTCGATCGGGATCGGGAAGGTGTCGCGCAGCAGATCGCGGGCATGTTTGAGCGCCGGCGAATATGGCGCCACCCGCTGCAATTCGGGCAGCACCAGCAGGATCGCGATCCGCATTTTCTCGAATTTCGCCTCGACCGCCGCGCAATGCTCCTCGCAGCGTGCCAGGCTCGCGGAGAGCTTGTTCTCCATTTCGCGTTCGCGCTGATCGAGGTCGGCTTCCCAGCGCGCATTGCGCGCCGCGCGCGTCTCCTCGCGCCCGCTCATCCAGCCCGCGAGCCATTTCAGCCCCGCCCCGGCCGCACCCAGCAACGCCAGGGCGCCAGCGATCATCCCGCCGAGTTCCCCCGGCGAGGTTCCGTTCGTATCGGTCATGATATCTTCCTTGCGGTCAGGCCTCGATCAGGCTGTTCCAGTCCACCGTCGCCGCCGCGATCATCTCCGGGATCGCGGAAGCCGCGCTGACCGCGATCTTCGCGGCTGTACGGTGCGCCTCGATCCGCGCGGCGATCGGGATCAGCGCATCGACCTGCGCGATGATTTCCGATCGCACCTGCGCCACGCTCAGCCCACGCACAGCCGCCTCGGCGATCATGAACGGGTAGAGATCGGGATGGGCCGTATCGTCGCCGGCGGTCCACACCCGCGCCTCGGCTTCCTTCTTCGCATAGCTTTGCGCCTGACCCGGCACGTCGGTTATAAAGCGCATGCGGATCGCGCCGGCTTCGGCGTCGATCCGGTCGCGCAAATGGGTGCGGACCGGCGTCAGATCGACGCTGATCACCGTCCGGCCATCCTGTTCGCTCGCGATCAGCACGTCGGCCGCGCTCTCGATCACGCCGACGCCGGGCGTTGCCTGATTGGCGATCTGCTCCGGCGGGCATGAACCCGCGCCTTTGAATGCGCCTGTCGCCAGGTCATATTTGACGAAGAACGTCATTTCATGACTCCCTGAACATAGGTGGTGTCGTTGGTGATCGTCAGCGTGTAGTCGCCGCCGAACCACTCGATATCGATGCTATGCGATCCCGATCCGACATTTGCGGAGCCGGAACAGCTTACGGCATCGGTGAAGCCGGCGGTCCCCGATGGATTGCCGACCGAGGAGATGATCGTGCCGTCGATCCTGATCCTGAGATTCCAGCCCCGGGTACCGGCGGAATAGGAATGGCTCCCGGTGAAGCCAACGAAGATCAGGCCGGCCGACGACAGCGTAACCGCGCCTGTCACCAGCGTCTGCCAGCTGCCATTGCCATAGCTCGTCGTGCCGCTCTGCATGGTGAGCGGAACCGTGACCGCATTGTTGACGATCGCGGGCGTGCCGACCTTGCCGTTGTTGACCGATCCGCTGCCGTCCAGGCCCGCCGTGATGCGCCCGTCGGTCAGTTCCGCCGGGCGCGACGAGAGGTTGGCGGCCCAGTCGGCACCTACCGTGGCATAGTCAGCAGGCTTGCCGGCTCCGCTGACCCCGCTCCAGTTCGCCAGCGTCCCCGCCACTGCCGCGATCCGGTTGAGCACATTGGTGCGGGCGGTATAGGCGTCCTGAAACTTCGCCATGAAGGTCGCGCGCGTGATGGGCGTATCGACCGTGAAATCATTCCATGTCGGCGACAGGCTCAGCAGGTAGCTCGCCAGATCGGACATTGCCGCATCATAGGCAGCCTTCTCTGTGGTGATGCCATAAGCGCTCGCCTGTGCGTCAATGCCCGATTGTTCGGCATAGAGGACATCCCAATCCGCCGTCACCGCCGGCTTTTCGGAGCGATCGAGCACATTGTCCGCAATGATCGTACCGATCTCGCCGAGCGCGGCCGACGCACTCGCCACCGCCCCGTTGGCCGTCAGTTGCGCGGCATTGGCCGCGGCCTGCGCGGTCGCGGCATCGGACACACCCTGATCGGCCCGCGCCTTGGCGACGGCAGCGATCCTGTTCAGCAGAACCTGGCGGGCGCCATAGACATCGGAGAATTTGGCCCGGAAGGTCGCGCCGACGATCGCGGTATTCCCCGACAGGTTCGACCACATAACCGGCGTCGTCAGCGTCGCCAGATAGGCGGTCAGCGCGGCGATGGCATTGTCATAGCCGGTCTTCTCGGTCGTGATCCCGAACGATGTCGCCTGCGTGTCGATCCCGGACTGCTCGGCGATGATGACATCGCGATCGTAGATCACGCGCGGCTTCTCATCGGGGGTCAGCAGGCTGTCGCTCGCGATATCGGCCAGATCGGCGAGCGCCGCATTCGCATCGGCCTGCGCCGCCGCCGCATCGGCGGCCGCGTCGGCCGCGGCGGCAACGCCGGCGTCAGCTATCACCCGCCAGTCGGTCACATGCGCCGAATCCAGCAGCGCCAGGCTATAGGCCGTCACCGTCGACATATCCTCGAGCGCCGCGCCGAAGACGTTGAAGCTCGGGAATTTCAGATAGATCGTGCTGCCGACGTTGAGCGAGGTGTACGGAAACTTGAACAGCGCGTCGTCGAGCCGGGCGAACGGTGCCCCCGATCCGTGCGCCGCGTGCGCGGTCCCATACAGCCCGCGGCGCAGCGTCGTCAGGTTGTAGTGAAACGCGCTGGTCAGGGTCGCCGTCTGATAGCTCATCAATTCGCCGGCCAGCCAGATCAGGGTCGCGCCGGCGTCCGCGTTCGCCGCCGTGCTGCTATCGAGCGCCTTGCCGCTCGCGGTCAGGTCCACCGACAGCGTGTTCGTCGGGTCCGGATCGACATGATCGGCCAGTACCGCGGTCGAAACGCCGACCCGCGATGGCCCCGTGATCCGCCCGACCTTCTGGAAATGGACATTGTCGGCGCTCGCCCACACCTCGCACCCGCCCCACGCCGCCGACGGCGACGAGACGGCGACCCACACTTCGGGATCGAGCCCGGTCAGCGCGGCCGGCGCGTTGATCAGGATCGGCGCCGCGATCGATCCCGGCGCGACCGAGGTGTTGATGGTGACGGCCGATCCCGAATGCGCGTTGTAGAGCGCAGCGGATGCCGTGCCGACATCGATGCCCTCGGCCGAAAAGGCCAGCAAGCCCTCCTCATCTTCCTCGATATCGACGATCTGGACGAGCTGGCGATAAAGCTGCAATTCGTCGCTGACGGTGGTCAGCGTTACATAGTCCATGGGCTCCAGACGAACGAAGTTCCACGGCAGCCGGAATTTGTAGCGATCGCGCCGGTAGAGCGTCCGCTGCAGCAGCAATTGCGCCGAATGCCGCGCGATATCGGCATCGCAGATGCAGTGATATTGCGTCGGATCCTTCTTGCGCTCGCGAAATTCGGTGATGTTGGCATTATCGTCGGCCAGCGCGATGCCGACTCCATATTGGTTCGCGCGATCGAGAAATTCGACCTGGACGACATTATAGGCGTCCGACTGGTCGACGATTTCAAGCTGCACCGGGGCGCCATCGGCCGCGATGAAATCATCCTCGGTCAAATCATATTCGGGCGACAGGTTCGGCGTCCAGGTGACGCCATTGCCGGTCGCCGCGGTATCGCCGAAGGTCGCCACCTTGAGCACGCCTTCGGACCAGAAGGCCGCGCTGTTGGTGGCATCGGTCCATTCGGTGATGCAATCGGATGCGGTGCGCTGCTCCTCGAGCGTCGGCGACAACAGCAGGTTGTTCGCGCGGCAATAATTCGACCAGTCGGAGAAATCACCCAGAAGCCCGCTTGCCCAGCCGGGCACGCCATGCGCGCTATTGGTCAGGAAATCGCTGACGATATCGGCCGGATCGGCATCCGCCATACCAGCAAGCTGCACCGCGAAATCCACCTCGAACGAATGGTTCGACAGCGAAGCATTGTCGGTCAGCGCATAATCCTGCGCATAGACATAAGCGATCCCGCTATAGCCGAGCGCCTGCGCCGGATAGAGCGACGTCACATACCCCCACGGCGCCTGCGAGGACGTGCCGGTGGCAAGGCTCAGCCCCGCCTGCTGCAGCGCGGTTTCGGTTGTCGTGCCATAAGTGAAGCCATCCCATGTCAGCGGCACGACATGATCGGCATAGACATCCTTGTCGCGATAGACGGTGCGAACGCCCTGCACCGGCCCTTCGCACAGCCCCAGGATGATGCTCGCGCTATAGCTGAACGTCGTGCTCTTCGACCCCCCGCTCAGCCCCTTGCCGCCGCTCTGTTTCGTCGTGTGCGGCGCGGCCTTGAAGCCATTATACCAGATGATATTCGCCTTGATCCGCCCGCGCCCCCAGCCCAGCGTGATCGGCAGCCCCAGCGACGAGGACTGGATCGCAAGCTGGTTGATCTTCGGCGCGGTGGTGGAGGTCGATTTACCGCCCATGGAGACCTCCTTGCGCGAATGCGCATTTTGAAAGGACCGTTCAATTTGCAGGTGAGTAAAGAGCCCAATTTTCCAGCGCGTTTTACATGTTCTCAACGCCGCGCGCCGGCATGAACATATCGCGATGGTTGATACCGCTACCGAGCACGAGGACTATTCTCACAAAAGATCCGACGACAGCGTCAAGGAGAGAGCGCACGGGTCCATCTCTTCGGCGTATGTCGAGAGTTTGTGGAGACCGGCGGGTGATAAGGGCCTAGATGGGGCGCTGGCGGCCGGTAAGCGCGATCAATGAACCTTGGAAAATTCTGGAAGCTCCGGCGATTTTGGCATGAGCTTCACTTCAAGTGCACCTAGTCTGATCTCATCGTCGCCTATGAAAGCGCGCACTTTAAGCACTCCACTTGATGTCAGCTGCAGCGGAGTGAATTCAAAAATTGTTTTCATTTCGCGCATCAGGAAATCAGCATGAGGATCCGCTTCAACCGGTCCGAGAATGGGCGCCTGCTCAATTTCCCCTAGTAGGTGATCTTGGCCATCCGAGGAATAAATAACGCGCACTGTCGCCGGCGCCGAGCTCGTTACCGCCTCGCGAAGCGTTGCCACGCAAATCAGTCGGGGCAGAAAACAAGGAAACTCCCCCACCATCATTACGCCGCTGTAAACGCCGACGAGCGTCTGCTTTCCAGTAACCTCGTGCCGAACGTCATCGCAAAAGGTAGTGTATCCGCTGGGCAAAGTTGGGAAAACGATCATGCCGGCACCAACACACCCTTTCGAGGATCATCGACCTGTGTCGATGCTACCACCGCGTTTCCGACGATTGACTTATCCCAATTACTGACCATCGCAACTGCGGGGGTCGCTGGCTGAAGCTTATTGTCCCCTGGGACGACAGTTGGCTTCTTCAATTCGAACGTAATTTCTCGTCCCAGTGCCCAGGCGATCTCCCCCACCCTGCCCAACGTAATATCCTGTCGGCCATTGAGTTCTCGACTTATAACCGAACGGTGGACCTCAATCGCGCGCGCCACGTCCGACTGCGTCACCTTCGCGCGCTGATTCTCCTCGGCCAACGCTTCCTGTAGCGCTCGCCGCACCCGATTTATAAAGCGACCAGCTGCCCGCCGGCTCGGCTTAATAGCAATTTGAAACGACGACATTCGGATCATCCCCAGGGAGAAACTGTGGCTCGTCGAGAGGAAGGCCGTTCCGAAACCGAACGGCTTGCTCACAATAAGGCCTGTATAATTTTGATTGCTTAACGATTGTTGCATCGTTGCAATCCGACATAATGAAGCAATCGCGTTGCGGAAACCAACCAAACATCCGCAGGTCCGGCGTCTTAAGCTCCCAAATTCCGTCCGAAAGGTGTGTCAAACATTTAATGCGCTTCCCGACTGAAAGCCGCTCGCCGGAGGCGTAAATTTCCATGAATGCATCAAGCTGTTCGATGTGCGGCTCCACTCCCCAATATGATTGAAGAGTAGGCAGCGTGATTTCCATCCACGTTCGAACGCGCGGAAAGACATACACACGACGAACCTCCATCTGATTAGGGCCCAACGCCGCGTCCAGCCGATGAAGCTGCCCGCCTCGCTCAAGCTCTATCACTGTTGCCATGTAAGTCAACAACCGCCATTTTCAAGGGTCCGCGTGGCGCAGATCTCACGCTGAAAGAGCATACGCGGTAACTGCTTGGACGCAAAGCGCGCGCGATCGTATCAGAATATATGTCAAAATGGGGATTTTGGCGAAGCTCAGTCATTCACAAAATATGTTATGATACAATAGTTTAATTACGGATCCCCCGTCAAGATTCGAACCAGCGACCATTCGATTAGACCATTCGATTAAGAGTCGAATGGCGAGCTCATCTCGTCACCGGAGTTTTTAAAATTCCTACCCAAACAAACTGAAAAATCGCGCGGGCCGCTGCAATTCGCCGTCCCGATCCATATCCCCGCGCACCACCGCGCCGCCGGCAATCACCGCATGGATCACCACCGGCGGATCGATCACGATGCCCCCGTGCGAATAGGTCCGCCCGAACTTCCAGATCGCGAAATCGCCCGGCCCCAGTTCCTCTCGCCCGATCTCGCGCGCATAAGGCGTCACCCAGGCCAGGAAGCGCTCCTCGTCGCGGTGCATCATCCACTGCGGCGAATAATCGGGCCGCAGATCGGGGATCAGCCCGACCGCATGATAGACCGCCGCCGGGAACTGCGCGCAATCGCATCCCACCCCCTTGATCCGCGCGTGCGGATGATAGGGCGTGCCCTCCCACGACAGAGCCTCACGCACGACATCCGCGCGCGTCACAGGCTGGTTTCCGGTGGTGGCACGAACGGCGTGCCCTTGAACCGGCCGAGATTGTTGAAGCGGGTGGCGCATCGCCCCATCGTCCGGTCGCAGCCCGGATAGACGGTGAAGCCGTCGCCCGCCGCCGGTATCGCGGGCAAAGGCTGGATCAAGGTGAAGGCGCTGGTGGTGTTGGACTTGATCGCCCGCGCCACGCCAGTGTTCGCACCCGAGGTGAACACCACTCGCCCCTGCGCATAATCGCCGGCAGCAACGCTCAGCCCGCTGCCGAACGTCAATGCTGTCGACGTACCGCTCACCACGCCCGACACGGCAAAGGCCGCCGCCGAAAGCCCGCAGCCGGCATCATAGACGGCATGCAGGCATCCCGCCTGATACAGGTTCGGCGGCATGTTGACGTTGAGCAAGATCGCCCAGGACGAGACCGTCAGCTTCGCGGTCGATCCCGAAATCTCGCCGATCGCCGTCACCTTGCCGGCGAAGCGCAGGATCGTGCCGGTCAGCGGCAATGCCCAGTCGGTGCCGAAGCCACGATCGAGCCGGACGACCGCACCGTCCAGGCCGTGCCGCGTGATGAACGGGATCAAGGGCACGCCATTGATCAGATCGCCCGCACCCGCGGTGATCCGCACCTCCAGGGTCGCGACTTCGAGCCCGCGCTTCTCGCTCACCGATCCGCGCTCGATCGCCGGCCCCAGCGCATAGACATTGCCGTTGGCTGTGAGCGCGACATCGGCGCCCGACCAGCGCACCACCGATCCGCCGCTGAGGGTCAGCGTCCACAGATCGGCCATTACGAAATCCTCGCCCGAATCGAGCAAGTCGGCCAGCGGCCCGGATGCGGCCTTCATCGTTTCACCGTCATGAACGTGAGGCCGGACAGCGACCAGAGCCGCGCCATCATCTGGGTTGGCGAGAGATCGTCCTGATCGAAGCGGCAGTGGAACAGGAACTGCCCGGTCCAGCTGAGCACGGCCGATGCCGCCGGCGGCGACGTGAAGGTCAGCACGCCATTGTCGTCGACCGTCCAGGCCCCGGTCGGCGTACCGTTCACATAGATTGACGGCGTCCCATAGACGCCGCGCACGGGCTCAACGAACGACAGCGACGCGCCCGTTACCGTCCGCAGCAACTGGAAGCCGCGCGTGGTGCCGTCGCCGATCCCGAAGGCCTGCGCCGTCACCGCATTGTCGGTGGGATCGAGGAAGCCCCACTCCGCATAGCGCCCGGCATGCGCGTTGAAGAATGTCGTCAGATCGGTCAGGTCGCGCCCGCCGGAGATGTCGCGCAGCACCTCATAACCGATCTTGAACCGCCAGCGCGGATAGGACCACAGCTTGCGCCGCCGCTCGCGACCCGACGCGGCCTCGGCGATCGCGGTGGACCAGATGGGGGCCTTTTCGGTAAAGAAGCCCTGGCCCGTGAGCGTGGGAAACAGGTCGAGCGCCATGCGGGGACTCCGATCGATCGGAAATGGATGTAGTTGTGCGTAAACTGGTCGCGCCCACTATGGACAAAACAAGAACACGGCTTTAGCGTTTAAGCTGAATTTGCGGGGTGATGCGGTATGAACCGGCGTCTGATGCTGGCCGTGACATTGCTGGCGTGCGCGGCCCCTGCCGTCGCGCGGTCCGATCCCGCCGTCTGCGTCGAAGGCGAAAAGTTCGGCAACCTCGTCATCTGCATTGGGCCGAATACCGGTCATGATTGGACGATCCACGACGCCGCTGAACTGCAAAGCCAGTTTTCGCTCGCGCGGACCGGCGGGCAAGTGCCGTTCAAGGTGCTTCGCGGATGGAAAGTCCCCGAATTGGTCGCGGGGTTCAGAGGTGGAAATACTCCCTTCAGCAACTCCCACGACGAGAGAGATGCGATCGACCATGAATGAGGCGGAACAATAATGTCCGATTACCAACCTTATCGAACGCGGAAAATCGGATGCCTCAAGATTCTTGCGATAGGCGTCGTTCTGATCGCAATATTATCCGTCGTACATCTTCCTGCGGATACCGACGCGGCCCGAAATTCCACCTCGGATGCGCAGTCCACCTGGTCATATAGCCAGAATAAAGATGATCTCCGTAACGACATGCAGACCTTTGCCCAGGTGAGCAGCGACGATTTGACGTTTTTCGACATGCACCGTCATCCCGGGGCGCGATTCGGAAGTGGCTCCACCAAGCTGGAGTTACACATCAGCCGCGACAGAAGCGGCGATCACCTCTTCTTTACGATCGATCATGGTGCTTTCGAATGCGGGACCAGCGGTTGCACCGGCACGATCAAGATCGATGAAAAAATTTGGAACGTGGATCTGGAAGAGCCATCCGATGGCAGCGTCGATTACCTTTTGGTCAGAAGCCCCACCAAGTGGATACGGCGCATCCAAAACTCCCGGAAAATCATGGTTGAACTTCCCTTTTACCAACAGGGCTTGCATCAATTCACATTTTCCGAGCCGGTGCCGCTCAATTGGCCTCCGAAACCATCCGATTATCGATAACCATGCTTATCGCTGAGATACCATCATGACAGCTATGAAAGCCTTGCACGCATTCCTTCTCGCCTTGGCGATGACCCCGACCGGCCTGTGGGCGGCCAACAACGATCAGGTCGTCATAGACGAGGACAAATTCAGCAAGTTCGTGACTTTCCGCGGCCCGGCCATCGACCACAACCCGCTCCTTGGTACGAGCCGCAACTGGTATATTCGCAGTTGGCTCGATCGCGATACCGGCACGGTCGAACACCAGCTTCACGTCATGCTCGATTATGTCGGCGATCGCCGCGTTTATTGGCGCGCCGCGGACGATGACGCAGTGGATCTCCGCGTTAAACGCCTGGGCGACCTAAAACTCTCTCGCCACTGCGACTTTTGCGCCTATTTTGAAACGATCGGCATCGATCTGCCGGAACGTCTGCTCAGAGCCAAGGCCGTCAGCGGCTTTCAGATCAAAATCTACGCCCGCAGCGGAGATTTCGTGATCCTCGATGTTTCGCATAAGGAAATCGCCGTCCAACTCGAAGCAATCGCTGAATATGTAGCGCATATGCCAGCGCGATAGCATCTGTTTCGCGCGCGCTTCATTTAGAGCCGTTTGTGATCATACCGCAGCATATCCGGCGTGCTTGAAGTAGTTTGAGCATTGATGCGGGGGGAAATCGTCGAGGAGTGAGCCGATCCGGTTCCACAGGCCTTCACGAGTTCGCTCACCGGCCTTTCGCAACAGGTGCTTGAGCTTGGCGAAGACCATCTCGATTGGGTTCAGGTCGGGGCTGTAGGGTGGCAGGAACAGCAGCGTTGCTCCGCAGGCCTCGACCAGTGCTGCAGCTTCTGCGCCTTTGTGGCTGGACAGGTTATCGAGGATGACGACGTCGCCGGGCCTGAGTTCGGGAGCAAGGTACTGGCGGACATATTGGGTGAAGATCGCCCGGTTCATCGG